CCATTAAGATGTATAAGGTGTTCTATTATATGAAGAAAGTGATGGAAGCACATAAAGTGCCCCGTACCACTCCTTCATACTACTCGGAACTACAGTCTCTAACAAACCAATTGCTTAGTGTTTGTAAGAACGAGTTTGGAGTAGTCTACCCTTTATCATGGTTATTAATCCCATCTGGCTCTTGCGAGTCAGTTCTAAATTTAATTTTAGAGATAAAGATTAGAATAGTAGAACTAGATATTGGACGTATGTTTCGAAGTACCGAGAAGATTCTTGAGAACCTTTTCGTTCCTTTCAGAAACACATATCCAGACTTGGATCCCAAGGTATACAGAGCTCTATTCGGGCAATGCTATCCTGCTACTATGTGTTTAAACGTTATCCTTCGTAAACAAGTTGATTACGTTAATAGACTTTCATCTAATGACGAATCACTTAATGTTTTCGAATTGGGTATCGCTAAATACTTCTTAGCTGATAACATCCTGTCGATGAGAGCCGCGCACTCAATTTCTCTAGCAGAGTCGCAGATGACGAAGTGATTCTTATACTTACTTAGAGAGAAAACGTTCCTTGAAAAGGATCAGATGCTCTATATCCAGAAGTATAGTGGATTGGCCTACGTCCCTGTTTATAATGATAAATACAGAGACGTGGACTTCTTCTATCCTCCTAGAATGAGGGCAAGAGAAACCTTTCTAAGGAAACGTCGTTCTCTAAGACTTCGGTCTACAACTTCTGTAAAGAAGATGACTAAGTAAGTTTCCTTAAATATGAGAGATTAATCTCTTATCTAATTCCACTTAATTGTGCCCTTAAGCCGAAATCTTAATATGCGTATTTGTCTATCTATTAAGCTAGTTAGGTAATAACTATTTAACTTAGGTAACTAAGGGAGGTTATCAAGTGATAGCCTCTTTTGAGGTGAAATCCTTAGCCTCCAAAACTAAATAGGAAAACGAAACTAGAGCAGGTTCCATGCGGTGAAAAGACCACATGGTCTGAATCTTAATATCTAAAACAAAGGACTTCTTCTTTTCCTTTGATTCAAATACGTTTATTAGGAGGACTCTCTCTGACAGAGGAGAGAGTCCGGACTTGGCTTAAGG